GGTGATAGGGTGTGGCTGGATTTCACTAGTGGAAGCGCTGTGGATGGTGCGTATACGGTTGTTTCGGCTAATGCCACTTCCTTCACAGTTACTACGGCGGCATCTGGTACGGGCGACGTAACGGTTTACCTGACTGTATTGCTGGAAGCCGACAGCTATAATGCTGTGGCATATTCTATCCTTGTTCCCGGCGAAGGTATTCTAGCCCCCAATGGGATTTATGTGGGATTGCCTGCTAACATAACTGCTACGACTTTTTACGGGTGATATATGCAAAACGAAAAAAGTTATGATCTAGCTGGACGCAGCGTATTTATTGCGCTTCCGGCCTACGACTTCAAAGTCTCTTTGAAGTTGGCTATTTCATTGGCTCAGTTCGCTCAGCAAGCCCAGCAGCACGGGGTTGATATTCAGATTGGCAGCATTTGCGGCTGTTCTGTTGTCTCCCGTGCTCGCAACCTGCTCGCGCAGGATATGCTGGACTCTGACTGCACGGACTTGATGTTCATTGATAGCGATATCAATTTTGAAGCGGCTGACGTTTTCCGCCTTATGGCTTGGACCTCAGACCCCAAGAAGGGTATTGTTGCTGGCGTACCACGTACGCGTAGCACTACTAAGACATACATCGGCACGTTGGATAAAGACGAAGACGGTGAGCTTACGATGAACGGTATGGGCCTTGTCCGTGCCAAGCGCGTAGCTACTGCCTTTATGATGGTCCGCCGCGATGTATTCGAGACCCTTGACGCTGCTCATCCTGAGTGGCGCTATTACGACGAACGCTCAGAGCGCACCGTCCCCTGCATGTTTGATTTCATGAAAACTGACGAAGGCTACATCGGGGAGGATTACCTCTTCTGTGACCGCGCTCGTGAGCAAGGCTTTGAAGTCTGGGTCGATCCGACCATCAAGCTGGGCCACATGGGCGTGCAAGAGTATGAAGGTGAATTTGGCAGGGACGTCCTCTATCCGATGCTTGTCCCATCACAGAAGGAAGTAGCATAATGAGTTTGCGTACAATTATGGAAAAAGCCCGCCTCAAGCAAGAGGCCCGCGCTGCTGCCCCACGGGGTAAAGGCTTCCTCGGTAAGCTTCTAGGCTCCGATAAGATAGCGCAGTTGCAAGGGCGCTCCTCAGGTATGGTGCCACCAAAAATGATGGCGAACATGGCGTCACAAGCAAGTGCGAATATGCCTGCCCCAACTGCTGGCGAACCAGCTATGGGCGGTCGTGGTACCACACTCGCAGACCGTGGTGAGAACACCAAGCAGTTCAAACGCGGTGGTATGGCCAAGAAAAAGCCTATGGCCGCTAAGAAAAAGCCGATGGCTGTTAAGAAGATGGCCTCTGGCGGTTCCGCTTCACGTCGTGCCGATGGCTGCGCTACCAAGGGTAAAACCAAAGGACGTTTTGTCTAATGGCCAAGACACCTGCTTGGACCCGTAAGGAAGGTAAGAACCCGAAGGGCGGCTTGAACGCCAAGGGTCGTGCGTCTGCGAAGTCGCAAGGGATGAACCTTAAACCTCCAGTCTCAGCCAAGCAGGCGAAGAAGTCACCTAAGTCTGCCGCTCGCCGTAAAAGCTTTTGCGCACGGATGAGTGGTATGCCGGGTCCAATGAAGGACGAGAAGGGTCGCCCTACTCGCAAAGCTCTGTCACTTCGGAAATGGGATTGTTAAAGATGTCACCCGGGCATGAAACTTTTAAGTACGCTATAGATGCGGCTTCAATCTTCACGGTTGTCGGTACAATCGTTTCGGTACTTCCGGCAGTTGCCGCGTTGTTTACTATTATATGGACGGTAATTCGTATATACGAGACAAGGACCGTGCAAAGATGGTTAGGTAAGGAATAAGATATGGCACGTAAAATGCGTAAGTTTTCCGATGGTGGCGCTCTAGGTAAGTATAACCGGCGCATGGCGGATATCGAAAAAGACTTCAAGAAGGACTCCGCAGGTAAAAGCGGCAGGGCACTCGAAGTACTTGAAGCTAAGCGTATGCAGCGCAAAGCTGACGCAGAAGACGACCGTGCCAAGCGCACTGGTGGTGACCGCACAGCTACTCGCAAAGCGGAGTTCGATGCGGAAAAGAATTTAAGTAGAACCCGTAAGTTTGGCGCGGATAAACCCGCAGCCGCAGCGGAGCCTGCTAAAACATCTACGCCTGCAGCGGCAGCTACGCCTGTAGCAGAAAAAGCTAAACCACAGAGTTTCGCTGCTGCGTTCAAGGACGCCCGTTCGCGCCTAGGTGCAGGTAAGACTTTCACTTACAACGGTAAGAGCTTCACCACGAACATTGCCGGTGAAGGCCGTAAGCGCACAAATAACAGCGCAAGCACGGCTGCTTCGACTCCGGTTAAGGCCGCTTCGACTCCGGTTAAGGCCGCTTCGACTCCGGTTAAGGCCGCTTCGACTCCGGTTAAGGCTGCTTCGACTCCGGTTAAGGCTGCTTCGACTACGGTTGCTACTAAAGTACAGGGGCCGTCTACAAAGGGGCCGCTAAACCCTAACTCTATTGCTGGCATGATATCACGCGGCAGCATTTCTAATCCCTTCAAAGGCCTTAGACTTACGAACGACGCGGACATGAGGGCCTACTACAAACAGCAGATAAAAGAGAGAGCAGAAGGTAAAGCCAAGGGTGGTAAAATTAACAAGGAAAAGACTATGAAGAAAATGGCTAAAGGTGGTTCGACACCTCCACAACCTACCGCTGCTGAACGGAAAGCAGACGCTAAGTTCCGTGAATCCGTAAAGAAGGAAAAAGTCACGCCAGAAAATGCTGCGGCTATCGGACGTGGAAACCGTTCAGAAAAGCGTTTTGCCAAGGGTGGCGTTACTAAGGAAATGCCTTCGTCTAATCAAATGGGTAGCTTGGGTATGGCTAAGGGTGGAAAAGCTAAGATGAAGCCAGCAGCAAAAGCTAAGGGTAAGCCATTTGCGGCAACCAAGTTCGGCGCTGCTATGATGAAGAAATCGGCTGACACCAAGGGTCGTGCGATGCCAAAGTTTGCCAAGGGTGGCTCCATCGACGGCTGCGCTGTTCGTGGCAAGACCAAGGGTAAGATGATGGCAATGGGCGGTATGACCGGCTACAAAAAAGGCGGGAAAACCTGCTAATGCGACCATGTCGTGGTATGGGGGCTATGAGAAAGTCCAAAATGCCTAAGGGCGAAGCTATCGGTATGGCTACCGGTGGTAAGCTGGATATTTCGAAAGCTATCAAGAAGCCGGGTGCGCTGCGCTCGGCCCTTGGTGCTAAGAAGGGTAAACCAATTCCGGCAAAGAAACTCGCTAAAGCCGCTAAGGCTCCCGGCAAGCTCGGCCAACGTGCCCGGTTCGCGCAAATGCTAAAAGGCTTTAAGAGAGGTAAGTAAGATGAATATGCCAAACTTCGGTGGCTTTTTAGGTCAATCTCAACAACCAATGCAGAACAAGCCCATGGGTCAGATGCAAGGTATGCAAAACATGTATAACCAGCAGATGCAGAAGCCTATGGGTGGTATGCCCCCGCAGAGTGGTCTTGGTTCGCTTCAGTTAGGTCAGCCTATGGGCGGCGGTATGCAGCCTTCTGCCCCTCCGATAGCGCAATATCAGCAGTTTTTGCAGGCACAGCAAAATGCAATGCAGCAGCCGCAGATGGGCGGTATGCCTCAGCAGAACCCAATGCAGTCAAACCCAATGGCTCAACCACCTATGCAAAACTACCAGCAAGCGATGCAGGCGCAGCAAAACCCAATGCAAAGCCCAATGCAAAACCCAATGATGCAGCAGGGTCAACCTATGGGTGGTGGGATGCAGCCTTCCGCCCCACCAGTACAAAATTACCAGCAAAGACTAGGTGGTATGCCACAGGCTCCAACGACGATGCAAATGGGTCAAGAAGCCCCACGTATGCAAGCCATGCGTAATATGAACCGTATGGATTTTGGTAACAGGTAAGTGGCTCGGTCGGACGAACCTAAGTGGAAGCGCATTGTTGCCAGTGTAAAAGCTGGCACCAAGGGTGGGAACGCAGGTCAATGGTCTGCACGCAAAGCTCAGCTTGCGACCCAGCGGTATAAGAAGTCTGGCGGCAGCTACAGCGGCCCAAAGACGGAAGCGCAGAAATCCCTGTCCAAATGGACCAATGAGGACTGGGGAACCAAGTCAGGCAAGCCGTCTACACAGGGTAAGAAAGCTACTGGCGAGCGCTACTTACCTAAGAAAGCACGTGAGGCTTTGAGTTCTCAGGAATACTCTGCTACAAGCAAGGCTAAGCGCGAAGGCACAAAAGCGGGCAAGCAGTTCGTTAAGCAGCCAAAGGCTATAGCAAAAAAGGCAGCTAAGTACCGATGACCACGACTGGCACCAGCACATTTAACTTGAACCTCAATGAGCTTGTTGAAGAGGCTTTTGAGCGCTGCGGTGCTGAGCTTCGTACTGGTTACGACCTTAAGACGGCTCGCCGTAGTTTGAACTTACTTACTATTGAGTGGGCAAACCGTGGTATTAACCTGTGGACCATCGAGCAAGGCTCGATCCCTTTGGTGCAGGGTCAGATTACATACGACCTACCAGTGGACACGATTGATCTGTTAGAGCACGTTATCCGTACTAACGCCGGTACAACTTCGAACCAGCTTGACATCAACATCAACCGTATCAGCGCCGACACGTACATCACGATCCCAAACAAGAATGCCCAAGGGCGTCCTATCCAAGTGTGGATCAACCGTCAGTCAGGTGCGACCTATCCGGTTACTGGGGTAAAGAACCCTCAGATCAATGTGTGGCCTGCCCCAGAGCAGAGCAACTACTACGTCTTCTTCTATTACCGCCTGCGCCGTATGCAGGACGCGGGTAACGGCGTAAACACACAGGATATCCCGTTCCGCTTCCTGCCGTGTATGGTGGCTGGACTTGCGTATTATCTGTCTCTCAAACTTCCCGGCGCTATGGAGCGTACGGGGCTGCTGAAGCAGATGTACGACGAGGCTTGGGAACAGGCGGCTGACGAGGACCGTGAAAAGGCTCCTCTGCGGATCGCTCCGCGCCAGATGTTTATCTAGGAGGTACGATGCCCAATCCGTTTGCCTCTGGTAAGAAGGCCATTGCAGAGTGTGACCGCTGTGGTTTTCGATACAAACTAAAACAGCTTCGTAAGCTAACCATCAAGACCAAGAGCACCAATATCCTTGTGTGCCCTACTTGCTGGGAGCCTGACCAGCCGCAGCTTCAAATCGGTATGTATCCGGTTGATGACCCACAGGCACTGCGCAATCCACGCCCTGATGTCAGTTACTGGCAAGCAGGTATGACTGGTCTTAAGGTATTGGTCCGTGGTGAAGTGCCGTCGAGTAACCAATTAGCGTTCGGTACACCCTCAGATGGTAGCCGAATTATCCAGTGGGGCTGGGCACCAGTAGGGCTAAATAACGCTTTAGCTTTGCCTGATCTCCCAAATACGCTATTAGGTACAGGTGAAGTAGGTACAGTAACGGTACAAACATAGGAGTAAGTTATGGCTAAGGGTGGTAAAACCAACGCACAAATGCTAAAGCTGGGACGTAATCTCGCTAAGATTGCCAACCAGAAGAAATCCGTGCGCTCTGTTTCGAGCAACGAAGTTAAGGTGGTGAAGAATGGCTAAGTTCAGTATGAAAAAGGGCGGTAACGAAGTTGGCCCCGCTAGCGTCTACGCTCAACCACATAACATGTCTGGTGGCACTGCCATCGACTTAGGCAACAACGGCTATCCGAACAAGATCGCTAACACCCAAACGCTGCGTACTCGGGGTACTAAAAACACTACCCGTGGTAACAGCAGCAGCACGAAGATGGGCTAATGAACTACGCTACTCTGTTCGAAACCATTAAGGGGTACGTCGAAAACGACT